TTTTATCATTATTCCTCCTGTTAGTTAATTGATAAAGTTAAAAATTTAGAATCCTCAGATTAATTGTCAATAATATTTTATATAAGAAAGTATAGGACTGTTGCTGTAATTACCCATATTAAAAGATAGTTATTATCGTTATAGGGTTGTCTCATAAAGGTTTGAATCCTGGAAAATCTTCTTCAATAAAATCATCATCTTTCATTTTGAGAATCTTTCTTATAGCAGATAATTCAGTATACGCTTTAGTCTTTTCATCAACTGCAAATTTTAATCTTTCATTACAGTAATCTTTTAAATTTAAAAGAATCGCTTCTGGATCATCTTTGATATACGGATTGTTAGCCATACGAATTATTTCAGAACAAAAAGTTTCAATTGCTCTACTACCAGAAATATAATTAACTAGATTATGAATCTGCACCGTCATTTTCTTTTTTCTATTCTTGTCGTAGTTAAATTGTATTCTTTTTAATTCTTTATCCATTTAATTCTCTAACTTCCTCATGGCTAAAAATTTAGTCTTAGCTATTCTTAACATACGGTCAAACAACGGCTCTGCTTTAAAAGTTTTAATAGTGTTTCTCATTTCACCATTAACCATTAAAGTCAGAGTGTTATTTGAATGGTCTAATTCTATAGTGAAGAGTTCTTTACCCTTCACTCTAGTATCAATTCTTTTTAGATCGTTTTCCGTCATCATTACTTTCTCCATTCAAAAGTTGTTTACGAAAATTTTCTACACTAATTTTATTTTTCTTAGCTAAGTGTTCTACGTAACCTTGAAGCATTTTAGATATCATTGCGCCAGGTGCTCTGAATTTATTTTTACAAAGACCTTTTAACAATTTGTAATCCTTAATGTTAATGGCTACAGATTTCCATTTATTGATGTCCATTTCTATCCTCCATATTTTTATTAAACTCTCTAACGGTCATTATCTTTTACCTCCATGTCTTCACTTAAAACTAATGGCTTTTCAATTGGATCGTTTTTGTAATGATTCACTCTCCAATCTTCTGCTTCTTTATCACTTAAAGTTTTAACCATCTTAATAGCGTCCTCGATAATCATCATCTGTGTATTTACTTTATGAAGTTGAGTTAACAACTTATAATTATCTAATTTAAGACTATTGATTTCTTGAACTGCAGCATTAATACCTTCGTCCAATTGTTGCATTATGTCTTTTGGTTTTTCTGGTGTTATGTCGTCTTTTAGTTTTGCATTATCCATGCATGTCCTCCTTGGTTGGTTCGTTTTTTCTTGTTTCAATTTCGTCAAATACTAAAATGGTCGCTAACGTTTTATTTACTGGGTAATGTTTTCTATTAATTTCATCCGTAAAATTAATATTAGCAACACCATCTATGTACATATCTAAATGCATCGAATCTTCAATTGGCATACCATCTACTTCATACAGTGGGATGCTTGCTAATTGTTCATCGATCTCAGACATGATAGACTTGAGTATTGGACTTTTACTTTTTTGTTTCATGTTATCTTAAATATATGGGATAAGGATTAATGTCAAATTAATTATGAAATTTATTTTAATATATACAGTCTGTTCTTTTATTGATGGTAATTGTTTACCTGAAACTCAATACCCTAAAACTTTTGATACCTGGAGAGAGTGTATAATTACAGCATTAGATACTACAAAAAAAGTTATTGAATTTTTCCCACCAGGAGATATAGAGAAGTATAATCTTGGTCCACGATTTGTGTGCCAAGGTATTAATACTGTTTAGAATGATTATAAAATTTATACTATTAGGTAGTGTATGTTTAAATACACCAGATATGGGTACCAAGTGCACCCAATATATAGTAAATGACCTCATAGATGGCCCAGGATGTCGTTCTAAAGCAAAACATATAGGAATGACCATGAAACGACAAATAGAAGAAATTAGGGGCTCTATGGCCGATTATAACGTACATTGTATAGCTATTGACAGCCAAGGCTACAATGTTGACCATTCTTTCAAAATATCTTATAATATCTCATGACAGCTTATCGTATCCGTGCTTGCATGGGAGGAAGTAGTATAGACCAAGTAGTCGAAGCTGATAATGCAAAGCAAGCGATTTTAAAGGTGTCAGAACAAGTGGACCAAGGTAACGTTGAAATTATCAATGATGGTTTCACCGGGAACAAAAGGGTTCACATAACTTATGAGGAACTAAAATGAGTCCTAAAAAAATAGAGTTGCTTAAAGAATTACAAGCACTCGAAAACAAATGGTCGTCTGAGTTATTAACACATGGTGGTGTTCATACTGGGATGACTCAAATAGAATCTGATATTAGATCTAAAAGAAATGCGATCAAGTATCAGGATGTACAAGAAAACTTACAAGTACAAGCTTAAGTTTTTATTGTAGTTAAAAAAGTTTATCTTTTTCCTAGGGGTCCTGTCGGCTTTCCAAACTCGTAATGATTTATAATCTTTAATAATTTTTCTCTTTTAGTTACCGAATAAGGTATAAATAACTTTGCAAGTTTTAATGCATTTTGATGAGAGCACCTCCACCTCCACTGAGGTATCTTAGCTAAACTACCTTTACCAATACCTTTGTAATGAATACTACCAACCTTAACAATATCATAAAAATTTTTAATACAATCTAAATCAGACATAGCTACTTCCATAGCCACATTCCATTTTAAATAAGTTTTACCATTTGGTTTATTGCATTTGTATTGTGCGTAATTAATACTACCCTCACCATCAAATAATCCTGCTGCATAAGCAATCATATCCTGGTTTCCGTGAGCCGTGTTTCTTTTATTTAGCATCACCCCAACTCTTTCCAAGTCCATACTCAACAACAGAAGGTACTTCAAACTTAATAGTATTTTCCATAATCTCTTTTATCACTTTAGCATGAGCTTCATCTTTTATATTAAAACACAATTCATCATGGATCTGTAACATAGGTAAGTGACCTGCATTCACACAATCTAACATAGCTTGTTTAGTTTGATCAGCTGAGGATCCTTGAATTAATCTATTCAATGCCTTGTAGGTATAAGCTCTTTTAATATTCTGAGCACCATACTTTGCAACTGCATTCTCGTATTTTTCTGCAACATGTAGGCCAAAGTCTTTTGTTTCCCACATATCAAATCTACATTTTCTACCCTTCGTAGTTCTAATTACACCATCATTAGCAGCTTTGAGCATACATCTATCAGATAGTTGTTTTACAAAAGGTACCTTCCTATTATATTTCACAATCAATTCATCAGCTTCATCTTTAGTAACACCTAAAGAATTAGCTAACTTATTCTTACCCATTCCATACATAAGACCAAGTCCAATTGTTTTAGCTTGAGTTCTCTCAATACCTACCAGGTCTGCTACTGTCTGATGAAAGTCTGCGCTAGAATTTTTATAAGCTTCCACTAATTCCTCAGAGCCGTCATAGTTTAAAGCAGATGCATAATGAACCGTCATTCGTGGTTCTTGTTGCGAGTAATCAAAACTACCCCATTGATAGCCTTCTTCCGGTATAAATAATCCTCTAATTTTGGGACCAAACTCTTTATTTCTTGCAGGTATTTGCTGTAAGTTAGGGTTAGACATACTCAGTCTACCCGATACCGTACCTCCAGTATCTGATCTAAGTTGTTGGATCTCTCCATGTATACGACCATCGACCTGATACTTCATAATCGAAGATAAAAAAGTTCCATGAAATTTATTGATCTCTCTTGCACTCACAATTAATTGTGCTATTTTGTTTTTATTATTAATCAACCAATTTTGTGTAAACGATGGTTCCTTTGTTTTTTCGGTTCGTGGGTAGTCTAATTTCAGTTTGTCAAAAGCTTTGGCAATCTGGCGGGGTGCCCAGATATCTATTTCTACTCCTGTTTCTTTCTGTATATCCCGTAGTATTTCTTTTTCTTGGAGCATCATTTCTTTTCGTAATATTTCAGCTTTTTCCACTTGGACTCTCACTCCTCGTTGACGCATCTTTATTAGGGTTGGAAGCAATTGCATCTCCATTTGCCATACAGTAGTTAGACTCTGAGTTTTAATTTCTTGCTCAAATCTTTTCCATAATTTTAAAGTTAGCTCTGCATCTTGCTCTGCATAATATCCAACATGTTCTGCAGGTAACTTCCACATTTCTGCTTTAGGGTCTATACCATGAGCTGCTGCAGCTTCTCTTAATTCTGTTTCTGCTTTTATTTCTCCAAGGTAATCTACTGACAACGCATTTAAAGAGTAACTAAATCTATTTTCATCTATAAGTGCAGCTGCTATCATTGTATCTATAATCTCACCTTTAACTTCTATACCAGATGCTTGTAACCAACCGACATCGTATTGAGCATTGTGAAATATTTTTTTACATGGAAGTGCACACACATCTTTCATATATTGTTTAACCTGTTGAGGTATCATATTACCCCCACCTAAATGATTGAATGGAAAGTAACCTTTCCAACCATCTACTGCTACTGCAAATCCTACAATCTCACCTTTACCTAAAGCCCATCCAGCTCCAAGTTTATTATTAATACCATCATCTCTTGTTTCTAAGTCGATAGCTATTTCTTTTGCGTTAGATAAATCTTTGTACTCACTTGGAGTATTCCACATTGATTTTTTAAATGTTAGTGTTAGTTGTAGTCCGTTCATATGTTTCTTCTTTCGTTGGTATGTTTTTCAATTATTCGACATTAATAAATTTTTTTTCAATTAATTTATTTAATTTATCTTTATTACTAAATGCGAATAATGCTGCATGATAATCCTCTGGAAATATTTCCCAAAAAGGTCCTTCAGTTTTAGAATTACCTTCTCTTTCAGGATATATCTCAAGAGTAAATCCTACTCCCTCAACCTTTATTTGTTTTTTTACTGTTCTTGAATTTGGCATCAGTATCCTTTAGTTTTTTAATCTCAAGTTGACAATAATGAATTATTTTTTGTAAATCTTGTATACCCGCTTTGTTTAAATAACGGCAAACATACTTTATTACACATCCCTGGAAAAATGATAGGTTATTTTTACTAATAAACTCATAGGGTTGTATATGAAATTCTTTGTAATGATTCCCGCCAACCTGTTTTGATTGTGGAAATGCTTCTTCTAATAAACTACTATTTGTCATTTTTCTCCTGTACATAAATTAAATAATCTGACCCAATTGGATAGTTATACTTATAGTCAGTTCGTAATAAATGTAAAGTTTTTCTTGCTCTAGTTGCACCAGTGTACCAAACTTTACGTTCATCACTTTTTTCTTGTTTGTTTTTATTATCATAGTCCGATGGATAGTTACCTTTACTATAAAGCACTACATGATTTGCTTCTCCACCTTTAACACTGTGTATTGTATCTATGGTGATTAGTGGGTCCTTATCTAATTCTTTTTGCCCATAAGTTCTAAGTAATCTAATAAATTGTCTTACCTGTCTTGGTTTAAAATTTCTTCTAAGTATCCAGTACCAGGGTTTTTTTGAGTCCTCTTCTTTTAATTCTAAACCACACCACTCTTTTAAATCTTGAAAGTTATATTCTCTTAAGTCTGGTTCATTCCTCCAAAACTTATCTAATCTATATGTAGGATCTGAAAGTTCTCTAATAAACTTATACATATTTCTTGCTTGTTTCTTATCTATCTTTTTATCTTTAGTGATTGCAGTCCAGGCCTTAATTGCTTCCCATTGTTTTACATCAAAACATTTTGTATCTTTATTATCTTTAAAATATAAACCTGCATCTTTTGCTAACATTCTAAGTTCGTTAACTGTTTCATTTATTCTGCCTAAAATATACCAATCTTCTTTTAAGTTATTAAAAGGTATTTCTTTAAAAGATAAGTAGCTCTTTACATAACCTTTACTATCCCCAGGTAAGTATTCTTTCTCCTCACTGTCTTTAATACCTCTTCTTATAACTTGTGAAAATTTATATATAGCCTCTCCAAATCTTTGAGTCTTTCTTAGTTTTACTTTCCGGCCTGGAAAAAATTTTGTAAAATACTTTGGATCTGCACCATTCCATTTATATATACCTTGGTCATCATCACCTGCTAAATATATTTTCTTGGCCTTCATAGCCATCTTATAAATAACCGACCATTGAAGTGGTGTACAATCTTGTGCCTCATCTAAGATTAAAACTTTAAGTGCTGGGAAGTCTACTTCTTTAATTGTTCTTTCGATCATATCATCAAAGTCAATAAATGATCTTTCTCCTCCACCTTGTTTATAATGTTCATATGTTGATATCTTCCTATGAAAAACAGTTAATGAATCTTTTTTATAGGACTCTCTCTTATATGCTTCCTCTGGAGTGATTAATAAGTTTCTTGCTTTACTATAAATACCTAATGACCAATCTTTAAATGTAAATGCATCATCAGCTAATCTAGTATCAGACGTTTTTATTATTTTAGTTTGTAATGCAAAATCAATAGCACAATGTTTAGGATCAAACACCTCTTCTTGAAAATACCTTCTACAATACGTGTGTAGAGTTTTGAATCTTAAAAAATCTTCTGATGTATAATTAGGAAAAGAATCCATAGCTCTTCTTACTGCAGTATTCACTGCTTTGTTTGTAAACGATAAGTAAGCTATATCAGATGGTTGTACCCCTCTTCTTAAATGACTTTTTAAAACTCTTTCAATTAAAGTATATGTCTTACCTGTACCTGGTGGACCAAATATCTTTATGGTCTTCCTGTATAAGTCTTTAAGTATTTTAAGTTCTAAATTTTCCTGTGTGGAAGTCATCATCCATTTCCGATACTGTTTTCTCGTTACCTTTAGAAGCATTACTTATGTTTTTGTAATCGACAAACTTAGGCATCTTTACAAACCAAACATTCTTAACACCTTGATGATAATCTAATCGTTCACATCCCAACATATTTAAAGCTTCAGCTGAACTTCTAAATACTTTATTCTTTCCTAAAAAATCTTCAAAGGTAATCTTTTTAAAATAACAAGTGTTAGTTTCAGAATCTAAAACAACATACTTATCTTTTAATTTATCAAAATCATCTTCCTCAATATGACTCTCAAAGAATTTTTTAAGAAAAGTATATTTTTGTTCTTCAACTGAATCTTCAAACTTCATCTTGTCATTCTCAACTGCTTTCTTAACCAAAGCAGCCATAAGCATTTCAAATGGAGAAGGACCACTTCTTGGTCTTGGTAATGTCACCCAATAGATTCCATACTTCAATAATTTAACTCTAAAAGATTTTTCATCCTTCATGTCTTCTGGGTTAATTACTATTTTCTCTCCCTGGAATGTAAATGCATATTCAATTGATGTAGGACTTCTAGTAAACTCTATATCTTCAAAGTCATCTATTAAATCTGGTACTTGAGATCCAATACCTAACTTCCTAAATTTACATAAGTCTTTATTACATATAGGAGTAATAGCACCAAGCTTAGGTGGACACTTGTAATTATAATCTTTTTTGATAACAGATTTTGCAACAGAACTTTCCACTTCTTTTGGATCCATAGGTGTAACAAATACCTCCTGGTTTCTTTTTTGAAGTATTCGTGACATCTCTTCTTTACTAATATTGCCGTCTGCTTTTTTCATTTCAAGCACACCAACATTGTAGAGTAAATCATTTCTGTGATTGCCAGACCACTTATCCATAATCATTTTTTGAATACATGGCGGATAATGTTTCCAATCCTCTTCTGGTTCGTATTCTTTTACTTTTAAGCTATTTAATTGTTCTAAAGATATTGTTTTCTTTTTAACTAATTCTAAAAAAGTTCCTATCATAACTGGTGTATTATTTTCATCATAAGCAAACTCTGTAGTAGCATTCATATTGAAGTAAGGCATGTTCATGCACTTATTCATAGGAAACACTTCTAATGCTCGAAAGAAATTTTTATTCCACTCATTGAATTTTTTAAGCACATCTTTAACTGGATACCATCCATCTAAGAATAAAAATAAATGTAGACCACCAGACTTTGATCTAACTGGGACCAGTGGTAATTGATTATCTCTTAATATATCTATAACTTTCTTTTGTGAATAATCTTTATAACTCTGGGGATCTATATCTATACATCCCCATTTACATAGGTCGCCTTTCTCAGGCATAATCCCTATTCTTTGTTTACCGTTTATATGATCTGTCCATAATTCAAGAGTAACGGGTTCGTGTTTCGTGAATGTGTCACTAACCTTCTTGCCCCGTTCATCTACTTCCCCCGTAAGAGAAGTAGTGATGAACAGTTCAGAATTACCCTCAAATAT